GCGTTAGGAGATTTCTATATGAAGAATATGAGCTGGGTAGACAGGATGTGGATATGGCTCGATGGAAATACGACTACACCCGTACCCGCCTCTACATGCCTATTATCACCGAACAAGGATGGGACGCTGGAGCTGTATCGAAAGCAATGGATGGCAGGAAGCCGAAGTCCCTTACCTACTTCTGGTCCCCCCTCTACAGGCTCCACGTGGCCCCCTCCGAGGTGGACACTGGACCCATAGTGGTTGTCGAGGATCAGATTAGCGCAGCTAAGGTAGCTCGTCAGGCCCGCTGTGTGGCCCTTCTAGGGACATCAATGAGTCCCGAGGTGGCGCGAAGGCTGGCACTACTATCAACAAGAGTAATTGTCGCGCTAGATGCTGATACGTGGTCCCATAGTAGATCAATAGGTTACAATATGAAACAGAAATATGGTCTTTTATTTGCGAACTTTTCTGTTGTACGGCTGTCTAAAGACCCTAAGTCAATGACAGATGGAGAGATAAGAGAGGTAATACTAAGTGCTGTACCTGAATAGATATGACTGCCCTGATTGTGAGGACTGGTGGTACGATACCAGTAAAGATACGCACAATGAAGAATGCCCTACCTGTGGCAAAGAAGTAGAACCATCCTATAGTGGTCAACTGTCATTTTCACAAGAATTATCAGAGGAATAGCTAAATGTTGAAGAAAGTTAAAGAAGTTGCAGTTGTAGTATTCATTATCCTAGTATTGTCAGGTATAACGTTGAAGGTTATGGCTGATTGCTCAGAACCAGTTGTTTATACGGAGTGTGGACCAGAAGATGACCTGACGGGGTGTTGAGATGCAACGAGTAAAAGAAGAGCTACAAGACATAGCAAAAACCGTTGAAGAAACAGCTAATATCCATACCACATACGCTGGGCAGCAGGCTTTCAAGGAACTAGCTTCTCGTATCAGGGAGGCTGGTAGCCTAATTACTTATGGTGATAGGCGCGAGGATGCTATGAAGAACGCCCTAGAAGCCTATGAAGACTTCACTAACCTAGTAAACGAAGGAGTATTTATAAGTGGAAATGGAACGGAAAGTTCTGGGGGCAGCTCTAGCTGATAGAGGAGCCTACAACAAACTAACAACCTATGGCAGCGAGGGGGACTTATCCGAGCAAGGCAAACTCATTTGGAATGAACTAGAACATTATTACATCATTGATCCTGATACGCATAGTGCAGATAAAACCATATTAATCAGTAGATTATCTGAGAAATACCCTAAACACAAAGAACTATTCACCACAATAATTGAGGGGCTGGAGAAGGTCAGTGTTCCTAATATCCTAGAGGATGCTCTAGCTATGAAGGAATACAACGTAAAGGACAAGCTCTCAGCAGCATTTGCTAGTGGATCAACAGAGCAGATCGAGCAGTTACTGGAGCAATACAGGACTATTCGTAAGGCAGATGGAGAGCTCAACAATAAGGTAGAGGTCTATAACAACGTAGATATCGAAGACCTACTCAGAGTTACTGATTCTGCCAATAGAATCAAGCTATTACCTAAGAAACTGAATGAAGCCCTACGTGGTGGGGTGCTGCGTAAACACCACATAGTAATATTTGCACCAACAGAAATGGGTAAGTCCTTGTTAACCCTAAATATGGTCCATGGATTTCTACGGCAGGACTTGAAGGTTGTATACTGTGGTAATGAAGATCCAGCAGAGGATATGCTCATACGATTAGCTGCCCGGGTGGGGGATGTGAGTATCCACGATATGAATAAGTACCCAGAAAAGGTTAAGAACTTCCTCAAGAGCAGGAACTGGGATAACTTCTACTTCGTGGAGCTCGCACCAGGAACCCCTCAAGAGATAGAGGCTTGTGTGGATGAGTATAAGCCTGACGTACTGATTGTAGATCAGATCAGGAATCTGGAAATGGGAGAGAAGAACTTTGTTCGTACTCTAGAAGCTGCAGCGCAATTCATGAGGCGTATGGGCAAGCAGTACAACATGGTAACTATCTCATTAACACAGGCAGCAGACTCTGCTACAGGTAAGAACTTCTTAGCTAGGGGAGATATAGACAACAGTAATGTGGGCATACCGGGCACGGCTGATCTAATGATTGGGCTAGGAGCCGATAATGACACAGAAGCTGCTGGTTTCAGATGGTTATCTCTAGTTAAGAACAAGGTAAGTGGTAACAAAGAGCCAATACAAGTCAAAGTAAACATACTAAGAACAAAGGTGGAGTAGGTATAATGGCTATAGCAATGATAATTGGATTAGTTTATTTCGTATTTGACGACATACTATTTGGGGATGGGGACGATGAGCGGTAATGTGTTCTTTATTGGGGATATGCACCTAGGGCATGAAGGGATTATGAAGTTTGGGCAACGCCATTTTGATACTATAGAGGATCATGACGAAACTCTTATACAGGCATGGAATACTGTTGTTCGTAAAAAGGATGATTTGGTGTGGGTTCTAGGTGATGTTGCAATGAAGCCACAAGCCCTACAGCTCCTGCACAGGGCTGCTGGTAGAAAGATACTAATCATGGGGAACCATGATACTATGGATACTAAGGTATATCTTAAGTACTTTGAGAGGGTTAAGGCTTTTGAAAAGAGGTACGGGTTTATTATGACGCATATCCCAATCCATCCAAACGAGCTGGGGTATAGGGGGTGGAACTACAATGTTCATGGGCATATCCATAATAAGGAAAAGCAACCACCAGAGTATAACTATATCAATGTTAATGTTGATTACGTTGGCTACTATCAACCAACCCCGTTAGAAACAATCAGGCAGGAAATTAAAACTAGAACTACTGAGCAGGCTATGAATATCTTTAATAATCAACCAGGATTAGGCCGATGAGTAAACCTTGTCTAGATCAACAGTACCTAAGAGCTATATTACAGTATAATTCTTACAGTGGAGCTTTTTTCTGGAGAGCTACATCTAGACCTAAAGCTTCTCTAAATAAAGAAGCTGGATACGTACACAAAACACTTGGGTATAGAATTATAATGGTAGATGGTATCAATTATTATGCTCATAGATTGGCATACTTTTATGTAACTGGGAGGTGGCCTGAATTCATAGATCATATTAACAGAATACGGGATGATAATAGGTGGGGCAATATTCGTGAATGTTCTAGGTATGAGAATCAAGCGAATATGTCTATGCATAAAGATAATAAATCAGGGTATATTGGAGTGTCATGGAATAAAAAAGAAAATAAGTGGGTCTCAAATATTTGTAGAAAAGGTTGTCGCAAAAGGCTGGGCTCTTTTAATACTAAAGAAGAAGCTATCGCAGCGCGAAAGGGAGCGGAAAGATGCCTACAAGAATGAAGTATTACTGGAAGAATAACAAAGGGAAAGTATGTTTTTCTTGGGGAATAGAACTAACAGAAGAAGAAAAGAATAAACTGGCTAAAACTAACAATAAACTACTTAAGGAGTATCGAATTGAGCGAGCCGTCGAAGAAGCATCACTCACTGAACAACCCAAAAAGGTATCCTGATGAGGACTTTGAAAAATACAAGGCACGCAGGACTGCTTGGAACAAGCTCGTTAAGCTCTATCTAAGGGGGCGTCCAGTATATTCCCATCCAATGCCGCAACAGGTTGAGCACGAGGGGAATAAAGTATGGATACAGCCACCACGAGTACCTTATGTAAAGGAGGGGAGTAATGAGCAGCCTGCGCAAACAGATTGATTTAGCAAAGAAGTCACTTAGAAAAATGAAAAAGACACATCCTGGTATGTTTCAGGAGTTTCTAGATATGATAGCCGCAGAAGAGAGGCTGGCCCAGGCAGAGGAAGCCTATAATAGAGCAAAGGTAGAATGGGATAACCTAGGAGAGGATAATGAGTAAATGGTATAAGCCTAGGATGCACTTTAGGATGGTTGGAGAGCATATCCGGGATGCATGGACGGTGGAGTTCGATGCCAATGATGAAATTCCTATGGTTGCTGAGTTCCACTTTAACACAAGAAAAGATGCAGAAGATTTCTATGAACTAAACCGAGAGGAAACATACTATGTCCCAGGAACTGATAATCCAGACTCTGAAGTACATTGAGAAGTTGAAATCATCACCACCAGTAATTAAAAGAGAGGAAGTAATATATGCACTTAGAAAAATACTTAAAGAAACTTCCTCCGTTCCTATCTACCCCGAATCCTGAGATATATTTAGGAGATAACTATGTTGTCCTGGACTTTGAAACAACTAACATCAGTAAAGGAACGCCCGCTAACCCTGACAATTCGATTGTCCTCGCAGTCTGGAGTCTCGGAAGGGAGCATAACCGTTACGAAAGAGGGGGGGATAACTGTTATGTCAAATGGGGCGGCGAGTACGAGCTTTCAGAATTGGTTGATGCAATTGAGGAAGCAGATTTTATCGTCGCTCACAATACCAAGTTCGAGCTCGGATGGTTAAAAAGGTGTGGGCTAGATATAGATAACGTCCTCCCATTCTGCACACAGATAGGGGAGTACTGTATATCAGGGAACAGGAACTGGACGCTATCCCTAGAAGCCTGTCTACAGCGTAGAGGGCTTGGGGGTAAAGAGACTGTTGTTAGTAAACTGATTAAGGCTGGGGTCTGTCCTTCTATTATTCCTATGGGGTGGTTGGAACGTTATTGTGTAACTGACACAATGAAGACTGAGAAGTTGTTCCTATCACAACGTAAATTGGCAAAGAAGAATGGGCTATTACCAGTTATGTTTACTCGCAACATCTTTACTCCCCCCCTTATAGGGATAGAGAGGAAGGGACTCCACTTAGATGATGAGAGAGTTGTAGCTGTCAACAAGCACTACCGTAGTAGGCAACAGGAACTGCTGGTAGAGTTCGACCAGCTAACTGATGGGGCTAATGTGAAGTCCGGCCCTCAAATGAGGAAGGTGTTGTATGAAGACTTTAAATTTGAGCCGCCACAGGATTATAGAGGGGAAGTTATACGTACTCCCAAAGGAGAGTACAGTACCTCATCGAAGACAATGGCTAAGCTTAAAGCTACGACTAAACAGCAAAAAGATTTTGTGCGGATTAAAGGAGAACTTACCAAGCTAACAGATGCTATAACCAAAACGTTAGAGAAGGCTCTGCAGTGTGTAACTAACAGGCTTGACTCCCTTCTCTTTGTTCAGTTCAACCAGACGATAACGGACACCCATCGACTATCTTCTACAGGACTTGAATATAAAATACAAGGACAGAATATAGCCAGAGAGTTCAAACCGTTGTTTAGTCCTAGACATGAGGGTTGGTCCATTGGAGAAATCGACGAAGGTCAGCTTGAGTACAGAATTGCTGTCCACCTTGGACGGGATGATACGGGCCTACACGACATTCTTGGAGGAGTTGACGCCCATGCATTCACGGCTTCAATCATATTCCAGAATGAGTGGAAGTCAGTTAAAGATGATCCTACATCACCAAAGCGAAAGAAAATACGAACGAACTCTAAAGAACATACTTTCAAGCCTCTGTACGGAGGACAGTCTGGTACTCCGCGAGAGCGAAAATACTATAAAGCTTTTAGAATTAAGCATAAGGGAATTACAGCGACTCAGGAGCGATGGAAAGCAGAGGTACTAAGAGGTGGGTATCTCAAAACTATTACCGGCCTCAGATTTTATTGGCCGGACACTCGTGTTACTCAGTCTGGGTATATTGTTAATTCTACTAGTATATGTAATTATCCTGTGCAGTCTTTTGCTACGGCTGATATAGTTCCGATAGCTGTAACGTATCAGTATCATCTAATGAAGATTGCACAGATGGAGAGTTTCCTAGTAAACACTGTCCACGACTCATCAATAGGGGAGGTACATCCAGAAGAGAGAGAACTTTTTGAAGAAATAGGTGTCTATTGTATGGTAGATAAAGCAACAGAATATTGTAAGCAGGTGTACAACGTAGAGTTGTATGTTCCATTGGAAGCAGAAGTAGAATTCAAATCCCATTGGAGCGATAGTGACGAATGGAGAGAGAAATATGACTGTTAAGACAGGCGTAGTAGAATTCTTTAACCCTAACGGGAAGAAGACAGCACGAGGTGGTACACTATATTCCTTTAAGATGGATGATGAGCAATGGTATAGTTGTGGATTTGATAGTCCTCCAGAGACTATGGAAGCAGGAGATACAGTTAAGTTTGATTATGTAGCAAATGCAAAGGGCTACGAACAGGTAGACCTAGCTTCTCTTAAGATCAAGAAGAACAAATCAGCAACTAAAAAGAGTCCTGCAGCTAAGGCAGCAGGTGGTAAGGAAAACTATGATGCTAGGGCTAAGTATTGGGAAGATAAAGAGGGGAGGGATATTAATCTGCAACAGCGTATTGGTTATGCTGGTGCTCTTAATTCTGCCCTGTCTCTGTCTGGCAGTCTGTTGGCTGCTGGTGTATTTCCTGTATCTGCTGCTCTGCTAAAGAAGAAGGAGGGGTTGGATGCAACACAAGAAGTCATTTACAAACTGGCTGACGAGTTCTATGTGCGGATTAATACTCGTCCTTTCGAGTTGGATGCAGATGGTGCGGGACTCACTGAAGAAGAAGTGAATGGTGCTTCCGAGCTGGAAGCTACTGAGAAAGAAGAAGAGAAAGATGACGAAGGGTGGGATGACTAAAGGCTTCGGTCTGGCACCTATCGCAAGAGAGGGCAAGCCCTGCCATCCATCAGGATGGTCGGGGCCTGGAGCTACGCAGGAATGGTATGATAGGCAATTAATAGCATATATTGACTCTCTCATAGAAGACGGTATCAGCCCCGAGGAAGAGTTTGAATACGAGCATTACCTAGAACTTAAGAAGAGGATTAAATGAGTAATATAATCAAAGAAACAACTAACTATAAGTTGGTAACAGGTAAATCTACCCATCACTCAGATTCTCCAGATCTACTGCTATATCAAGTAATTAACAAGGAGTATGGTGTTGTGGAGATGGAGACTTCTGTTCTTGCTCGGGCCTTCTCAGCCCTTGCAGGGCTGCAGGGGGAATTAGATAGTGCTATGAGTGTGTCTGAGCAACCAGATGAGGAAGCATATCTAGAAGCAACGGATAGTTCTCCACCTGACTTTTTGCAGTAATGGTTAATCGCGAGTATTACTAAGGGAACAGCGGCACCAGGGATGGGCGGAGAGGGGCGAGGCCTACAGCCGTGCTGTGAACAGCCCCACCTTTTTAGGAGAAGTATATGAGTAACATAGTACAGATAGATGGTGACTACCTTCTCCATGCGTACGCTTTTGTAGCGCAGCATACTTGGTATACTGTCGTTGCTAACGAAACTAATAAGTTTATAGCGCGGTGTGAGAGCTGGGAAGAGGTTAAGAATAATGGGTACAACAAAGCTAACCAAGTTCACATAGATAAAGATGTTGAGATTAAAGATTTCTCTGTAGCAAGGAAAGCACTTGATGGTGTGATGGGGGCTATTCTCAAAGAATGTGGTACTGGTAGGTGCAATCTATTCTTAACAGGAGAAGGTAACTTCCGCGAGGAAGTGGGAACTATGAGGCCGTATAAGTGGAACCGCAAAGAAGAGATGTGTGGGATCTACGGGCGTCAATACAATCCAAAGCCTCACTACTATCAACAATTAAAACGGTATATGATCGAGGAGTGGGAAGCTACTACAGTCCACGGGATGGAAGCAGATGATGTTATGGTTATATCCCATCTGGAAGACATTGAACATTCTATCATTGCTACTGTGGATAAGGACTTGAAACAGGTACATGGTCGCCACTTCGATATTGGGGATAAGTGGAAAAAGTTTACGATAAGTAAGAAGGATGCCAAGTTTTTCCTTTACACACAGATACTTACTGGAGATAGCGTGGATGGTATCCCAGGTATCTTTAGGGTTGGAGAGGGTACGGCAAATAAAATCCTGAAAGGTGCTACTTGTGAGAAGGAGCTATTCTACAGGTGTGCGGAGGAATGGATCAAGTATGCTAAGAAGCTGGGTGGTACTGAGGAAGATGGGAAAGATATGATGATGGAAACCATCAAGCTAGTGTACATGCTGCGGGATAAGGATATAGAAGCCGAGCACGAGCAGTGGGAACAGAAGATGAGGAAATACGAGAGGACCAAGAGAAATGAAGTATAGAAAGATAAAAGTGAATAGGGCACAGTGTAAGAAGTGTGGGGATATTATAACCTCATACAACCGTCATGATTTCTGTTTCTGTCAGTGTAGGGCTATCGCTGTAGATGGTGGTAATGACTACCTACGTAGGATAGGGACCGAGGATGATATTGTAGAACTTAGTGAGTTTGAAGATGTAGAAGAGTATGGGGAGAATGACGATTGCCACACAAAAGAAAGCTAATAGTAAAACTACCAATCCCATTACCAACTTGGAATCGGCTCTTAGCGATGGGGCCTTGGCAGAGGAAGAAATTACGCCATTTGATACACCTGTTAGTATCCATATTCATTCCGTCAGGAAACGAGAAGTTGACAGCGACGGAGTATCGGCGAAGAGTGCAATTGACGGACTCGTGTATGCCGGATTACTACAAGATGATTCGCCCAAGTTCGTCAAAGAAGTATCATACAGCCAAGAGAAAGGTAGCGTCGAAGAAACGTACCTGATTATAGAGGAAGTAGAATGAATCTTAAACACTTTCAGAAACAAGTAGCAGCCCTAACAGAAACAAATAGGGCAGAACATGTAGAAGGAGGGATACCTAGGTATGAAGAAACCTTCAATAACTTAGGAGATATTCTTTTGTTTCTAACTAAGAGCGCTGAGAGTCTTGGTATGAATATGGAGGACATAGCAGAGACAGTCCTGATAAAGCTTAAAGGGGTGAAGTAGTGGATAATGAAGAGATACTCACAACCCGTGTTTGTTACCGTTGTGGTGCTGTTAATGGAGATTATACTTTTAACGACCTTTCTGCAATCCATCATTGCGGTGAGTGTGGTGAAGAGGGGGTTGTAACAGTACAACAGACTATGGATATTCTTAATCAATTGGTACTTGATGGTACTATTGTG